GATTACTTGATTATTCAGATTTACAATAGCATTTTTTACAACATAATAGTCGACTGCAACAATGCTCGTGGCAACATTTATGTCAATTATGGAATTAGATTTGGAAAACCCTGGTGGTAGATTTTCCGACACGGTGGCACCAGAAAACCGGTTTACAATTTCGCTATCTAGATAAAACCTCATATTAAGAACCCCCAAAATATCTAATGGTCATATCATTGCCCGAAATTGTTATTCTTAGAGTTCTGTTATTTCTTGATTCATCAGAAGCACAAATACGCTTAACATCGGTTAAAGTATCAGCATCAATGTCTTCTATTGTTATTTCATCACCAGCATTCAACCCTTCATTATCGAGAAAGGTTTCAATTAATGCTAAAGTATCCTTATCAGTTTTTTTTGCTTTAGCTCGGTCTAATGCTCGTGCATTTCGCTTTGCTTTTGCATTTGCTGGTAATTTTATTTTTCGCATAAGCCCTTATTTTAAGTTAAGGGCCAAAGTAGTGTCTCAAGTTGAGACTATCTGGTGTCCATTAAGAAATATATTTAAATAGAATTAAAAAGCAAAGGGAAAATAAAAAAAACCTATTCTTTGGCCAGAATAGGTTTAGTCTTAGCTAGGAGCTAAAGATGATTCATTTAAAATATAAATAAAACTATCTCTCATAGGTAGTACTTTTTCTCAAATTCTGTTCTGTCTTCATTGAAATATTACCAATTCCACCTTGATTTAAATTAACCTCAAAAGAGATCTTTCCAGTGAATTTGGTCTGCATAGATATTTCGATATTTTTAAAAACGTCCAATAGCTCTGGTTTTATTGGGTTATTCATTTATCTCCTTGAATATGTCGTCAAAATTTGCTTCTGCATAACACCTACACTGGTAATCTTGGCCAGGTGCCCCAGTATTAGATGGTGGTCTATCCCAACGGAATTTTTTACCATTATGAGCACTATGAGTGGCCCTTACTCTTTCGTCCTGTGAAGTTCTCCAAATATAGGTTGTGACCCCTATATTGGTTTGTCTAAGTGCTGTAAGTTCTCCATTTAATTTTCCGACTTGGTCCCTAGCAATAAACTGGGCCCTTGATTTTGAAACATCAATTCTTTTTTGAATATCCTTTGCGATAGTTGGAGCTGATGCCCCTTGCCTTAATCCTTTTTGAACTACTCCAGCAACTTGGTTTAATGCTGTAGCTTCCATATTGGTTATTAATGCGACATTCTCAATTGTGAATGAATTTATAGAGGCATTAATAAAAGGTTCTCTATTAAACACATTAACCCCAAATGCGGCTCTTAATTGCTTCTGCCATTCTTTAGAATTCCAAACATTTACCTCATTGGCTATGCTCATCGCTACGGATTTTTTGACTATTCGATTAGGTGAATTTTCAACATTTAATTTTGCTGATTCAGATAACCTTTCCGCAGCCTCTGCATAATCATCTACTTTTTGAACAATTCCAGGGTTTAGCAAATCCCTTTCCTCTGTCAACGATTCCAAATGGGGCATATAAATATCTAAAATAATTTTTCCGATATTATCCATATGCTTAACTAAAGTTCGTGAATACCTTCTTTCTGCTGACCATGGGTATAACCAAGCAGGCTGTCTTTTGGGTGGTTTCTTTTTAACTGCGCTGGAGTCACCCGACAATAAAAGGATTGTACTAGCCCCTAATGAGGCTGAGGTTTCTTCTCTATCATTTTTGAATAAATCCATCTTATCCCCTGAATGGGTCGATTTCCTCTACTGGTTCCGATGTCGGTAAATCATGATTATGAGCTATCCCATTAACGCCATGATAAGGTTGAACTGTAAAATTAACAATCTCATGAATGTGTTTAGTTTCTCCTAAACCACCTAAAGAAGTTTTCCCTGTACCCCTTATTTTATCCGAAATCATATAATCGTGTTTATGGCCATCAACGGTGCTAGTCACTCCACCTTGAGCAACTGGGTCCCCGACTATTTCAGTCGGTTCATTTTCATCTGCTTTGGGTAATGGTTGAGGCTCTGGTGGTGGCTCGGGAGTTTCTAATTCGCCCTCAACTTGGATATTACTTGAATACTCAGATCCTGCAAATTTAGCTTTTCTAACTTCATTAGGATCTAATACTCCAGCATTTATATAATTAGAATCAGTTTCAGAATTTAATTTTCTAGTCTCAGCAACTTCTTTCTCAGATGGTTCACCCAATGGATTAAACTCAATTTTCCAATTTTCAATTATCACACCTTTGGTTGGCCCTTCTTTAGCAAGCATGGTTAAATAAACTAATCTTTGGGCTGGCTTCAACATTTGTAATCTTTGTTGATTTCCTATTTCATCATAATAAAGAGTTATATCTGAGGCACCCGTGGCATTCATTCCACCCGGTGAACGACCCATAAATAAAGTCATTGGGATATTATAAGTCCCTGCCACCCTTTGTTGGAATTCTTGCATCAATTCAGGTAGCCCACTAACTGAGGAGGCACTTTTTTCGTATTGTTCTTTGGCATCTATCAACATTGTGTGGATAGTATGTTTACTTAAATCTAAAATCTGCATTCTCTTTTTTACAACGTCCTCTTGTCCAGATGCGACTAAATTTTGAAGATTCTCAATTTTTAGAACTGATTGAATAAAATCATCAATTATACTGGAGGTAGCAAAATAAGTCTGTTCTAATTGTCCTAAGGCTTTAAAACCTTTTTGATAAATAGAATCATTCCACCAATTATTTTCAGAACGTACTCTGTCATCTGTTAAGGGCCCATCAAATCTTAATACTCGGCTTTCGTGTACTCTGAATTGAACAATGGGGACTGGCTCTAATGGGGTGATACGATAATATTTAGGTTGTCCAAATTTGGGGTCTGTTGGTTCTTCATAGAGATCCGAACCAGATTGCCAAGTAGCTCTCCAACGGTCATAAACTTTTAAACCTTTGATTGATTTTATATTAGCCTCATTTAATGGTTGTTCCAAAGCATCTGGGCCTGTCGTACCATCATCGATAAGCATAACGACTATAGAGCCACCGAAAACATTTCCCCAAGTCAAACCACCCTTAAATATTTCTTGGGCATTTAGTACGTCTAAAAGGAATTTATTTATGTCCCCATCTGTATCGTTTGTGATGTCAAACCAATTTTTAATCATATCATCGACAGGACGATTTACAATTTTAGCCCCAAAATCAGTTCTGTATAAATTTCTATTCTCTTCCTCGGTTAATAAAAGGCTTCTTTGAAGGGTATTATCAACACTACGGTCTATCCCTTGAGTACCCCAACCAGTGAGCATATTGGCCCAACCATCTAATTTTTCCGCAATTCTAGCTTTTATCGTTGCATCGTTTTTTTCAGAATTTGATTTGGCCATTATTTTTTCCCTTTTAAAAGCTTATTAAAATTAAGTATAGAATAATTATGACTATGATCATAATAATCATAATTTTTACATCGTGGTTAATAATCTAAGATCCAAAGTGTCTACCCCAAATTCTGTATGTAAAACATACCTTTGTTCGTCCATGCTGTTTGCTACAATTAACCCGCCATTAACAGAAAAATTATGTACATCATCAACGGTCATGCAATAAGTATCCGTTATTATACCTGTATCTGTGAAGCTTTCGACCTCATCCGTAAAGCCTTCGCTTTGCAATTTTGATGACAGTACTTGGAGCGATTTTTGTGAATTATAGTTGTTTCGTATTCTTTCCCACAAACGACACAATCTTTCTTTATTTTCTTTATATTTGCGTGGATCAGCTTCCCCTGCTTTGAATGCCATTTTTTCCCATCTTCTGATTGATGCCATTCTTTTGCTTTCAATATTGCTTTTTTCTGCATCCGCCTTATTTGTTGCAGTCTTTCGGGCGTAATATTTTCCGAATGAATTCCCAAATGTTCTTGTCGGGATAAGGCTATTAAGTTTGATAAATGGTTGTTTAATCTGTTCAAATCTTTGTGATGAATTTCGTAACCATCGGGTATTTTTCCGTACCAAGATCGATAAACAAAACGATGTAGCCTTTCTCGCTTTCCCCCAATTTTTTTTGATGATAGATAATAATTTGTTTTTACATCTAGGTTGAATTTTATACCGCTGTAAATGATTTGTGATTGAGACAACTTTTTCTCCTTGGTTCAAATGCTCTGCTAATTTCCACTTGTCCAAAGATAATATTTTATGATCACTAGTACAATAAAGAACTTTCCCGCTTTTTAATTTTAATTTAAAAACGCTCATTTTCTCCCTAGTTTTCCGAGCGTTATAAAATCGTTTTATGGTAGGTTTTTTTGTTGTTGTATCGTAGCAATGAACAAACCCTTCTTTACCTATAAGGTTTTTAATCATAACTTGACCTTCTGCGGTATCAACTAAAGTTTCCCCTACTAAACAATGGTCCCCTTCTTTTTTGGGTTTATCTTCGCCTTTCTTAGCGACATTTTCATCCCAAATATAGCCATAATATTCTTTTATGCATGGTGCATTTGAAGGATGGTCTTCAATCATATATTGCCCAGTTTGAAGCATACAGGCCTGTGTGCGGATTCCATCTATAACTGAGTTATCAGCATCAACCACAAAATACCCTGCTCTCATGAGGGCTAATTTAAAACTGGCGGCACTTGGATCAACTATTACTTTATAGGGTTTTATTTCGTCTGGAGTATCTTTTCCTAAAAATTCCTCCATATCTTCTACGTACTCTGCATCTGTTTTTTGTCTGCTCTCTTTTCTCGAATCCCACCAGTAACCACGCTTTCGCCAAATTTTTGGAGTTGTATTGGGGTTGACACCATAAAGACCGAAAGAAGTGGGATTACCTGTTCCATAATCAACGCTGACAATATGATACCTAGCATCAGGCATATTTTTGCCAACGTGTAATTCTTCATCAAAGAAATCATAAATTGCTCCCTCTGCTACACACCATTCGCCTAATATAAACCTTTTATACCAAAGTCCTGTATATTCCTTTTTAATATCAATTATATATTCTTTTGGTAAATGAGTATTTCTTTCAATAGGCCAATTAAACACTCTACCATTAATTCTGTCTTTTATGTTAAAGGTTTTGATTTTGTCGATATAATCAACTTTTAGCCAGTGTTGGGGATTGTCTGGGTTGGTAGTTCCAATGAACTTAGAACCAGCTACAGAAAGTCTAGACATTAGCATTTTAAAGTAGGTTTCAGGCCATAGGGTTATTTCATCACCATAAGCACCTGCAAAAGTACTTCCCCTAATTTTACCCTCGGAACGTTCATCATTAGCACCAAAACAAAATATTTCCCTACCCCACAACTGAATAACTCGATTATCCTTGGTATTCGTGTATTTTATATCAGAGCCTAGCATATCCTCCATAGGTCGAATAATATTCCTATAGAGGGCTGCAATAGTTTTCCCCGTCATAACTAAATCACCAGGTGGGGCGGTAGCGATATATTTTGTCCAAGCACAAATGGAGGAGACTGTTTTCCCCGATCTTACCGGCCCATCTAAAATATTTATTCTAGCATCACAATTCGCATAAACGTATTTCTGTTCATCGAAAAAATTTAGCAATCAGTATAAATCCTTGAACTAAGATTATACTTATCCATCTCAGTTATAATAACAGCATTAGGGATATTTCTAAATTTAAGCATATCATCAATATATTTTTGACTAGCTTCTTGTTTAGCTTTAAAATTACAATCACATTTACAACTACAGTTAATCATCTATCTACAACCACTGGAGTAAGAGGAACACTTGGAATTTTTATTATTCTAATAGCTTCATTCATATCTTTTATTACCATCTAAAAACCACTCTTGACCTATTTTCTTTGTAAGGAGTTTCTTGAATTTAACAGGTAGGCTACCTATAATAACAAGTGTAGTTTTCTTCTTCCTCAACTTAGCTTTAAGCTTTCTCTTATTATCTACTTCTTTACGTTTCAAAGCTTCTCTCCACAATCAGGACAAAATTTATTAACTGTAGAGTGATAACCGGAGTCACTTACTTGAGTTAAAGTTTTTCTTGTATGTTTACATTTAGGTTCTTCAACTAATAAAGCCCTGACTACTCGTTTAAAAGATCTTCTGGAATCTATTGTTGCATTTAATTCTTTAAACTCATTATAGGCCTTTTCTAATTTATCATTTAGAATCATGATTCCCCTTGGGCTTTTATCTCTTCAGCCAATTCTTGGGTTAATCCTATTCCAACAAAATCAAGTGGGTCTACTGGAACACTTTGAAGAAAGGAGGGTAATTCACTGGGATAATTTTCACAATTCCAAAAAATACAGCATTCGCCAATACTTTGAGGTGTTTCATGTTGAAAACTAATACCATGTTTTTCCATTATGTGTTTTGGGTGCCCTACTTCTTTTAACTCATAGGCTAATTTAATGTCAAATCGTAAGTGTTTCATATTTTCCTTAATCTGTTGTGAGTGTAGAAAGACAGGACTTTAGGACATTAGAGATTTCTTTATGTGATAATGGGGTTTTACTTCCAAAGGCTAAGTGTTCGCCCATCAACCTATAAATTTGCTGCCTGAAATTACTAATCCTGTCCTGCCTTTCTGCTTGGTGTGTGTACTCTTCTTTATTCATTATTTTCTAATTCTGGAGGATTCTTAGGTACATAAGAAATTTTTACCTCTTCAATCCTTATCTCATTTTTCTTATTGAAGATTTTCTTATTGGTAATGTTTACCATATTCAAGGGTTTAAATTTAACCCTATCAAATCTCTGTTCTCTGGTCATATCGTAGGTTCCATATTTTAAAATAGTCATTATTCAAGGTACTTGCCACCTGTTTCTATACAGATTCCCTTTTTAATCAGTTGCCTACAATATTTCTAATTCGTTCAACATCAAACTCTTTGCAGCTCTTTGTAGTTGTTGTACTGCAAACTCCCTTTGGGTTAGTTTCACAGTCACCAATAGTTTTCTTTTCTTCCTTGCAGCCAACTTTATGATCTCCGCAGCTTATTAAAGCCAATAATAATAAATACTTTTTCATTCTTTCCTTTTAATAAATAAATATAAAATACTGTAAAATTATAATTAACGATGGGATACCTATATAAGCACACAACGCTACAAATAAAAATTGACTATTACTCATTTTCTAATCCTTTGGCCAATACTTAAACCCACTTTTAACGAAGGTCAAAAGCTTTAAAATCCAGTGGTCT